CCAGGCGTACATCGGCTGGAAACGACTCGGCCGGAAAGCAGCCACAACACTCGACGGGTACGAGCGGATCCTCGCCCGGTTCGCGGTCAGCCTCCCCCCCGGAGTCGGGATCGCAGACGTCGACGTCGCCGAGCTCGTCCTCTACCTGAACACCGTCCCGGCCGGATCGTGGGCGCAGCACCGCAAGATCCTGAACGGGTTCATGGAATGGGCGATCGAGTTCGACCACCGCTCCGCGAAGAACCCCGTCAAGCGGCTCGACAAGATGGCGCCCGGCCCGCAACGCACCATCGCCGTCTTCACCGAGCAGGAACTCGACGCGATCGTCCGCGCCGCCCAACAACATGGACGACCCCGTCCGTGACGAGGCCCGCGCCCGGCTCGTCATCGACTCCGGCTGCCGCAAGGCCGAGCTGCGAGGCATCCGCCACCGCAACATCGACCCCGCGAACAGGACGATCAGCGTCATCGGCAAAGGCGACAAGGAACGCGAGATCCCGATCCACGGCGACTTCTGGATCGCCTACGAGCGCAGCCTCTTCGAGCCGATCCCGAAGCTCGACCGCTACCCCGAACCCGACGACTACTTCTGGTTCCCGATGCGCGTCGCCGGCGAATACAAGGGCCGCGTCCGCCAGGTGACGATGAGCTACCCGGACCGGATGATGGTCGAGAGCGGCTTTCACGGCTGGTGGGTGCGGCTCACAAGCCACGCCGGTATCGACTACCGCAAACTCCACACCACCCGGCACACCTACGCGACAGCCGCGCTCGAGGCGTCCCACGACCTCTACGGCGTCCAGCAGCTCCTCGGTCATGCGTCCGTCAAGACGACCGAGAAGTACCTCCACGCCGGCAAGAAGGCGAAGGAGTCGGTAGCGCGGAAGCTCGCAGCCGCCCGCCGCGAAAGAGTCGGATGAATCTTTCGCAGTTTGCGGGAAGTGCGTCCGCGCCGGGGCTAGCCTCCGCGGGTCAGGCCGTGCAGAGTGTTGGCGTGGCGAATCGTTCCGACAGGCGCTCCGCGAAATCTAGTGTTTTCGCTAGCGGAAGGCGCCTAGCAGATTCGAACTGCTGTTTCCGCCATGAGGCCGCAAAGCAAGAAACCCCTGCACATCGTGGGGTTTTCCTAGGTCTCGAAGATCCGACGAGTCAGTTCGTGCAGCAGCCAGGCCCGACTCTCGTCGGTCGTCGGCCGCTCGAGCAGCCAGTGCAGTTGCTTCCGAATCGTGCGCGGGTTCAAGGGCCGGCGCTTGTCCTTGCCGAACCCGGCCGCATCACTGACGAGCAGCTCGAGCACCAGCAGCAACTCTTCGCGGCTGCGCCCGCCGAGGTATCGCTCGACCTCCATCGTCATCGTGTGGATCTCGCCGGTCGTTCGCGCGACTTGCGTCGTCTCCAGCCAAGCCTGTCGGCTGTAGCGATAGGTGCTGCCGTCGACCCGCTCCGCGAGCGGCGGCTTGTCGGGGTTCGGGAAGTATCGCCCGTGTTCGTCGACCAACAGCGTCTTGTTCCAGCGTCGCTGCCCGAGGATCTTGCGGATCGATTGCGGCCAAGCTTCGGCGGCAGTGATGTCGTTCTCCCTAACAGGATCGGAGAGAACGACACCCTGTCTCTGTCTTTGCCTCCACTCGCGGTCGGCTGCACGTTTAGCCAGACGAGCACGCATCGCGTAACCTCGCGCGCCGCTAGTCGCTCGTTCCCAAGTGCGAGTGATGATCGTGTCGGCGTCGAGCGGTTCGCCAGCTTCATAGAGCACATCGAAGACGCTCTGCGCCGTCGAGCCCATCCCGCCGCCGACCTTGCGCCGACGGGACTGCTGCCCTGGCTCCGGGACTGCGCGAAGCCAGGGCTCCTCCTGATTGCTCATGCTGCTTCGGTCTCCGGCTCCGGTTCGATTGAGCCGTTCTCGGCGAACGCAAGTAGCACTGCGCCGGCGAGCTCGTGCAGCCGCTTCCATTTCGGCTCGAGGTCGGCGCGTAGCGCGGCGGGCGCGAGCTCGCCTGCAGGCACCTTCACGGCCGCCAGGAACACGTCGATCTTGCGGCCAGCCTGGGTCGCCGCCTTCGTGAGGTTCTGCTTGTGAGGCGGCGGGCCGGCAGGCGCGACCTTCGTCCGGATCTCCTGGATCACCTCGAGCGCCTGCGTCTCGCTGCGGGTCTCCTCGATCTTGTCGACCATCTCTTGCACGTCACGCGGACTCAACTTCGCCGTCGAGGCGAGCTGCACTGCTTCCTTGAACGGCTCGTCGAGCTTGATGTCCGCGAGCGCCCGCTGAGCGGTTGCGGTGATCTTCACTTCGCCGACACCTGTCCGCTCGGCGGCGTCCTTGTATCGGGTCTGGCGCCGGTAGTTGCGGACCGACTGTGGGCTCTTGCCGATCGTCCGGGAGATCGCCTCGTCGGCGTGGCCGTTCCGGATCATCGTCTCCGCTGCGAGGAACGCTTCCTCGTCAGTCAGTCGCTTGCCGCCCATCTGGTTCAGCGCCGCCCCGATCATCGGTCCGTAGGACGCCTGCGGCAGCTTCACCAGGTAGACCGGGAACGTCTCGATGCTGTTCACGTCACATGCGCCCTTGCGAGTGTTGCCGTCGATCAGCCGCCGATTGTGCGTGGCGACCATCGGCGGGAAGAGCGCGCCGGCGCGCATCTGGATCGCGTACTCGTTGACGTTCTCCTGTGGCGCGCGGTGCTTGATCTCGCGCACCTGCGACTCGTCGTAGTTGGCGTCCAACTTCGACACCGGATAGTCCGGCTCGAACTCGAACTCGATGTTCCACTCGCGAAGCAAGTTCTCGATTCGCAAGTCCCGCCGCAGGTCGCTGTCAGTCATCAGCCCCTGCTCCTCCTCGAGGATGCTGGTCATTACGCTCCTGACTGGCGGGTCGGGATCACCGGGCTCCACAACCTGGACCCGGCCCGCCGATGTGTGAGCGCGAGCATAGAGGCGCGGGAACAGCGTTGTCAAGGTGTGCCTCACAACTTGCGGGTCGCAGCATGAGTCCGCTACCGGATTCGAACCAGCGTTTGAAGCTGCCTATCCCGGTCACGCCCGACCGGGAACGGCCCGAGCTGTACGGCGCGGCGTCCTGCATCGACTGCGCCGAGGAGACGCCGCGCCGGCTGCCGGACATCTACCCGCACATCTGCAGCCGCTGCCTGTTCCCGCCCGCCGACGTCTCGGACGGCGACGCGGAACGACACCGGAACGATCCGCGCAGCTGGACCGAGCAGCTCCGCGACCTGCACCTGGCCGCGCACAAGAACCGGGCGCCGTTCTTCAAGCCGTTCGGCCACGACCTGCACGGCGGCGGCATCACGTCGCGGGGTGACTGGTGATGCGGTTCTGGCTAGGTCTCCAGATCGCCCAGCTCGGCGTCCTGCTGATCGGTCTCGGCGAGCGTGTCGCGGGACGGCGCAGGCTCGCCGAGTTCTACCCCGAGCATGAGTGCGAGGCGGTCGCGGCGTGACGACGCCCAACCAGTACGCGCAGAGACTCGACAACGTTCGGGCGATCGCGGCGCGCAGAAGATCCGCGACGCACTGTCCCCGCGGCCACGAGTTCACCGACGAGAACACCCGCATCCGTTGGGACGGCCGCAGGCAGTGTCGAACGTGCCAGAAGGATCGCGACTGGTACCGGCGGCACGGCTTCCTGGTGGCCCGGTGATTACTGGCTTCCTGGTCGGCCTGCTCGTCGGGATCGTCTTCGGCATGTTCGTCGAGTGGACGGCCAACCTCCCCCGGGCCGGCAAACGATGAGCGGCGAATGTAATGGCGCTTTGAGGCTCGCATACGCCGATCCGCCGTACCCCGGAATGGCTGGCCTCTACCCGGAGAATACCGAGGTAGATCACGTCAAACTGATCGCGAACCTCCAAGAGTACGACGGCTGGGCGCTCTCAACGGACGAACGGAGCCTCTCCTACGTCCTACCGCTTTGCCCTCGCGGTACGCGTGTACTGTCGTGGTGTCGGTCTAACGCTCCATTCTTCATCCCAAACCCGGCCGCATCGTGGGAACCCGTGCTCCTCATGCCGGCACGTCTTCTTCTGCGAATCCGACCCGTACCGAAGGGACGTGCTCGCCGCCCGCTGGCCCGGAGTCCCCATCTTCGACGACGTTCGCGCTGTCGGAGAACCAGCGGGGCGAGTTGCTGCTGACGGAGGTGGCACACCAGTTGACCTCGGGCGGTGGGAAGCCGGGACAGGGCTACTCTGCGGTGGCTTTCCTTGCCAGGACCTCAGCGTCGCCGGTCGACGTCGCGGGCTTGACGGAGCCCGCTCCGGCCTCTTCTTCGAGTTCGCCCGCATCATCGACGCTGTTCGACCCCGATGGGTTCTCGTCGAGAACGTACCCGGACTGCTCTCCAGCAACGGCGGTAGGGACTTCGGAGTCGTGCTTGGAACGCTGGCCGACCTCGGGTATGGCGTGGCGTGGCGGATTCTCGACAGCCGTTTCTTCGGAGTGCCGCAGCGCCGGCGGCGCGTGTTCATCGTCGGAGCCGTCGCTGACGGAGATCCTCGAGCCGCCGCAGGACGTGCCGGCGAGGTACTCGCTGTCGGCTCGCGCTGCCCAGGGCATCCTCCGACGGGCACACAAGCGGGGCAGGACGTTGCCGTCGCATCTCTCAGCGGCCTTGGAAGCGGTGGCCCGGACGACAACGACGGACAGGCGAACCGCATCGTGAGCGCCACGCTCAAGGCCAACCGCGGCAAAGACGGATCCGGCGCGGACCTCGACCAGGTCATCGCTGCGCCGCTGACGAAGGGGAGCGCCGCCGGGGAAGGAGTCAACCAGCCCGGACGCCGCCAAGAAGACGACGTGAACATCGTCCCGACGATCGGCTGGCAGTGGCACCTCGACACCGGGACGCCCCAATACGGCGACATCTCGCCAACGCTGGACAAGGCGAGCACCCCCGCTGTCGGCGTCCGCCGTCTCACCCCGACCGAATGCGAGCGCCTCCAGGGCTTGCCGGACGACTGGACGCAGCTCGGCGGCACGCCCGACTCGCGCCGCTACAGCGCGCTCGGCGATGCGGTCACCGCGAACGTGGCCGAATGGATCGGCCGCAGACTTAGCGAGCGGCCGCGGTGACCCGCCGCGTCTTCTACGCGCTCGCTGTCGCCTTCGCGGTCTGGATGTGCGTCGCGGTTCAGACGGCGAACGGCGACCCGATACCGCCGCCCGCAGACGAGTCGATACCGGTGCCGCCGTCCGTCTTCGTCACCATTCCCGCCGAACCGTTCGAGGTAACGCTGCTCCTGCGGCGCGTCAAGCTCGAGCACAAGCGCTACCTGCACGCCCGCAGGCGCGTCCGCCAGTTGACGCGCACCCTGCAGCACACGACGTCGACGCGCGAGGCGATCGACCTGGCCTGCGTCGCCTACGGCGCATCGTGCACAACGATGTGGCGGCGGGCGCGCTGCGAATCCGGCGGCAGCCCCTCACCTAGGGCGCGAAACAGCGCGAGCGGCGCCGCCGGACTGTTCCAGTTCCTCCCGTCGACGTGGGAGTCGACGCCCTACGCGCGTTTCTCGGTCTGGTCGCCGTATGCGAACGCGCTCGCGGCCGGCTGGATGGAGACGCACGGCCGCGGCGGCGAATGGGTCTGCAGGTGAGCGAGCAGCTCGGCCTGTTCAGCGATCCGGCGCTCGCACGGGCCGCCGGCGAGCGGGGGATGGACGCCGCCTACCAGGCCGACCGCGTCCAGATCTGGAAGGCAGCCGCGGACGGCTGGCTCCGCTCGCTCGCTCCCGGCCAGATCATCCGGGCCGACGACCTGACCAGCGCGGTCGGGCTACCCGACGGACTCGGCGAGCGTGACCGCCCCAACAACGTCGTCGGCGCCTGGTTCTCGGCGCAGGCGAAACGGAAGCTGCTCGTCTGGACCGGCGGCTACGCGAAGAGCGTCCGCGTCGTCGGACACGGGAACCCGCAGCGGCTCTGGAGGGTGCACCGGTGAGCGTCCCCGAGAGCAGCCTGGCGTCGGCGCTTGTGGCGGCCCAGGCTGCGATGCCGACCGTCAAGAAGGACGAGGAGAACCCGCACTTCAAGAGCAGGTTCGTCTCGTTGAACGGGCTGATCGACGCGACCCGGCCGAAGCTGAACGAGCACGGTTTGGCGATCGTCCAGTTCCCGACCGTGTCGGAGCTCGGCGCCCCGGTGCTCAGGACGATCCTGATTCATGGCGCGACGGGGGAGAGGCTCGAGGCGGACACGCCGCTGCTCGTCGCCGGTGACGGGTCGATGCAGCAGCTCGGCTCCGCGATCACCTACGCGCGCCGGTATGCGTGGGCGGCCGTCCTCGGGATCGCCGCGGAGGAGGACGACGACGGTAACAGCGCCGGCCCGAAGCCGAAGCCGAAGACGCCGGCGAAGCCGAAAGCGAAGCTCATCTCGCAGGATCAGCGGTCGCGGATGTGGGCGATCGCCAAGGCGAACAACGTCGCCCAGACGCGGCTGCGTGGGATCGTCAAAGAGGTGGCCGGGGTCGACTCGACGACAGAGATCCCGCTCGACAAGTACGAAGAGATCGTCAAGCAGCTCGGTCCCGCCAAACCGGCCGTGACGGGCGAAGGCGAGCAGGCGCGGAAGGTGCGGCTGCAGCGGCGCCTGACCACGTTGTGTGACAAGGCCGAGACGGACGCGAAGATGCTGCTGCCGGAGGGCCAGGACTCGTGGGACGGGTACGCGCACTGGCTCGCCCAGACCCAGTACGGCGTCACCCTCGAGGAACTGAAGGTCGACGAGTTGGCGGCGCTGACCGACGAGATACAGGAGCAGATGGTCCCGTTCTGATGGCCGCCGACGAGTGGATCATCGTCCCGAACTGGGGCAAGTTTCAGCATTACGGTGACCGTGAACCCGTCTGGATCAAGGTCTACACCGAGCTGAATAGCCGCGACGATTTCCTCGCGTTGACGCGGGCCGAGCGCGGTCTACTGCTCACAATCTGGCTCGAGTTTGCCCGTAGCCGTGCGCGACTGAGGGTCAAAACGATACTCGCTTTGTGCGATTCAAGGGCGCGCCGCGAGCACCTGATTCCGCTCAGTGATGCGGGTTTCATCGAACTTTCCGCTAGCGCACCCGAACGACTGCCCGCTAGCCCTCGCGCGCGTCGCGAAGAAGTAGAAGAAGAGAAAGAAGTAGAAGCCCCCTTACCCCCACAAGATGTGGGGGCCAAAATCTTCGAAAAACCCGGAGTGCTCAAAGCGTCAGGGACGAACCCGCGCGCCCAAGGCACCAACCCGCGCGCCGCCGCGAAGAGCGACCGCGAACACGTCCACCAGGAGCTCCTCGAGCATGCACGCCGGATCGCCGGCGAATGGAACGGCGGCGGCAGCGACCTCTTCGACGAGACCCTCGACGCCCTCGAGGCCGAACACCACGACCAGCTCCGCGCCCTCGAACGCGACGACCTCTGGAACCAAGCCTTCAACCAACGATGAACGGAGGCACGATGGACGAACGGCCCTGGCGCTACACCCACTACACCATCCCACCGCCACGCCGAGGAGGACGCCGACCCATGAGCGATGAAGTCATCCCAGACCCGGCCGAGCCCGTACCCGCAGGCCCGTTCCCAGACCCGCTACCCGGCACCGAGCCCGACGAGCCAACCGACGACGAGCAGCAAGAGCGGCTACCCGACGACCAGCCCGAGGAGGACGAGGTCGGATGAACACCACGCCCACCATCGCCGACATCGCACTCGTCGTCATCGCCGTCTTCCTCGTCATCGCCGTCTTCCACGGCTTCGGCTAACCCATCGGAGGGATGACGACCACGACGAGCAACGGCACCATCAAGGCTCCCCCGGTGGCGGCCCACCGGGGCCTCCATTGTCGCGCCCGCAGCCCCGTTTTTTTGGTACCGGCACACGGGAACAC